AATCACTTTGCTATTGATAGGCTCCCAATTCCTGATGAATGGAAGACCGCAATGAAGGAGGGTTTTTCAATCAAAGGAATACTTGATGGTCTCCCTGGACTGAGAGAGGTTCTGGGAGCATTTGCTCAATTCATTCCTGGTCTTAATAAACATGTTAAGGATGGGGCACTGATGAAGATTCCTAATCTTTTACTCCTCACAACACCTGGATTCCCATTCCTCATACCACACATTGGAAAGTCATTATTACCAGGTTTGTTTGGAGATAAACCAAAAAAACCAGGCACTGATGCTGCAAAACCTTCAGAAGATTCTGGTGGAGGATTTATGGACTTCTTGACTGGTGGTGCTAGCACTGGTGGTGCTAGCACTGGTGGTGAGCAGCAGCAATCAGGATCTGCTCCTGGAATGGGTTCGGCATCAGGGTCTAGCACAGCAAAAACTGTTAAGATGCCTAGCAGTGGTGATGTTGTTGAGATCGGTAAGGATCTGATTGGAAAAGGATTCTCTGTTGCAGAACACCCAGACTTTACCAAAACTCCAACAGCATCTGGTGGAACATATACTCCTGGTGAGGGCAAAGTATCTGATGTTCACCGTGGTGATGGTCACTATGAAGGTAGAGCAATTGATGTAACAAACTGGCGTGGTGGAGACCCCGAATACAAGCAAGCATATCTTCCAGTATTGAATTCACTTGAAAAAAATCCAAAAATTAAAATGTTGATACACGATACTTGGGGATTTTATAAAGATGGTAATAAGTATGGTCCTGGATCGCATGGACACTCAGAACACATGCATATTGAAGTCAAAGACAAGGGTGGATTGATAGGAAAAGGTTTGTTTGCTAACCTAGGTAAGTCTGAATTTGTGATTGACTCTGATAGTCTTATCCCAGAGACAATGGATATGTTCCGTGCCATTACTCATGCGAAAGATAAACAAGGAGTTCTTGCTGCAATCAGAGACTACGCTCCGTATGATGCATTTGCTGGTGAGGAAATTTTAATACCTGTCCCTACTCCTGGAGCGTCTACAGAGTCTTCATCTGAGGGAGGAGTAGCATCAATCCCGCAGATGGTCAGTGCTGGAGAGGATCCATTTGAAAGACTTTATATGCAAGGTTAAATATAGATACGAGGTAATAACTTATGGCATCGAGACAGTCATCCCCAACTGGAGTCAAAAAAGCAACCATTGCTTCTAATGAAGATAAAGAAAAGACAGTAGCTATTGTCAATGGCATTCAAGAATTAAAGTATTATGAAAGTATTCTTCAGGATAGTGTTAGAGCAAGCATTGTATTTGTAGATTCTTCTGGCCCAGAGGCAATTGAGGAAAAGACTGCTCTGGATGGATTACCTATTGTTGGACAAGAAACTGTAACTTTAGAGTTTGAGGATCTAAATGATAATAAATTATCATTCAAAAATGATAATGCTCTCTACGTAAATAAAGTAACACCAATCACAGATACATCTACAAAATCCATGGTTCTTTTGGATCTAGTATCTAAAGAACATATTTTAAATGAAAAGGTTAGATTAAATAAAAGATATAATGGATTAATATCTGAGCATGTGAAAACGATTTTGACTGATGACAATTTGCTTGGCACGAAAAAGAATGTAGAAGTAGAACAGACGATACAAAACTATAATTTTATTGGTAATAACAAAAAATCGTATTATACAATCAATTGGTTGGCGATGCGATCTGTATCAGCAGAAAATCAAGAAATTGGAAAGACTGCTGGTTATTTTTTCTATGAAACCTCTGAAGGATTTTTCTTTAAATCTATAGATGGATTACTATCACAAGAAAAGAAAAAGTCTTTCATTTATAATGAATCACCGGATAAAGATGGACAGGTGCCTGCTGGATATGATGAAAAGGTACTAGCATATACTAAGGACAATCGTATTGATATTCAAAAGAAGTTGATGCAGGGTGCTTATTCTTCTAGGGTGGTTGTCTTTGATCCGTTTACCAACTATTATGAGGTTCTAACCCCAGTAGCAGAACCAACAAAAACGGCAGGTATAAAACTTCCCAAACTAAATCCTGAGTTTAATCGCGAAGGAAAAAATAAAGAGTATAGTAGGACAACTTATATGTTGTTGGATAGAGGAACTCTACCCGATGGTTCTACTGATGATCAAATTGAAAAGTCAGGGGAAGAAAACTTTAAACCCAAAGATACACTCAATCAAGCGATTATGCGCTATAATCAATTGTTCGCGAGTGGAGTAGAGGTGACAATAGCAGGAGATTTTTCTCTCCATGCTGGAGATGTTGTATTTGTAGACGCCCCAGAACTGAAAACAGACACCACAAATGATGAACCAAACAAGCAGTCTGGGGGTCTATATATTATAGCAGATTTATGTCATTATATTTCTCCTAAGGGAACATACACTAAACTCAATCTATGTCGAGACTCCTTTGGAAGAAAAGGTAATCACAGTTCTAACTAAGCACTATGGAAAGCATCGAAAAGCATATCGAAAAGGATAAAGAAATCCTTGGAGATCCCACAACGAATCCACAAATGCGTCGTCACATCGAAGGCGAACTGCATGAATTAGAAGAATATGTAGAACATCACAAAAAAGAAATTGAAGCTGGCGATCATCACGATCCTAGTTACTTAGAACTTTTCTGTGATCAAAATCCATCTGAACCAGAATGTTTAATTTATGACGACTGATGGAAGGAAACGGACTATTTAATTCTGGTTTTTTAGGTGCTAATTTTCTCTGGTGGGTTGGTCAGATCGCTGACGATTCTAACTGGAGAGATAATATTTCGTCTGGAAAATTTCCTAACCCACAATCCGTTCCTGGATGGGGTAGGAGATATAAGGTCAGAATTATTGGTCTGCATGATAAAGAAGAAGAGTCTGTAAAGTCTGAGGAATTGCCTTGGGCACAGGTTATGTACCCCGTCACTGCTGGTAGTGGTGGTGGTAATTCTGCAATGACATCTAACCTTAGACAAGGTATGTTTGTCTTCGGATTCTTCATGGATGGACCTGATCAACAGGTCCCCGTAATCATGGGTGTCATGGGGCACAATGAGCAAACGGAGCAGAAAACTAAAACAGGAGACAACGATTCTAATTTTGCTGCCACTAGTGGTTTTTCTCAAGGTAAAACGCCAAAATCGGAGGCAACAAAAGAACCTGTACCTGATGAAGCAAAGGTCACAGAGAAACCAAAAGGTGTTGAGTTAGCAAAAGAATCTGCTCAAGCTTCCTCTAACCCAAGTAAACGTAATGAGTTTGGTGTTTTAAAGGGAACAGACCTCACACCAGAACAAAGAGCAGATGGTGATGCCGAAAGAGCAAGAATTAATGAAGAGATTGCTCGTGGTGGTGCTTTAGCACTTACTCCTGAACCAGAAAGATCACAAACGATTAAAATTTTAATCCAACAGGCTATATCTGAGGGTATAGCAAACAGAGCAAGAGAAGCAAACTCCCCCACATCAGAAACAAAACCAGGTGCTACAAAAGAAGGTAATGCTAACCCTCATTTGCAGTCAGCAGCAGATTTAATAAGAGATAATAAGTTAAGAGAAAAAATTCCTCTATCTAAACCAAACGAAGATAAAGTTCAGTCTGCCGTAAAAAATATGCAGACTACGATTGAAACATTAACAACAGAGATTGATCGATATCTTAATGCGATTACAAGTTATGAGGATGCTGTCTCTAGTAAGATACTAGATTTGGATTCTGTTGTGGATAAAGCAACAAGGGATGTTCAAAAATATATGAAAGTTGTTTTTGATAAAGTTGCAGAGTCTTCGCTTAAAACCTTAAATGAAAGTTTAACTTCTAAAGTTTCGGCATTGCCTATGGGACAGAGAGCAAATTTTTCTGATGTTAAAGTTGAAATTACAAAAAATTTAATTAGTAAATTTGAAGATGTTTCAAATGGATCGGGTGATTTAATCAAAGGACTTTTAGAAAAAGCACTAAACCTAAAAGGCGAAAAATCATTAGAAAGCGAAGCAAGAAAGGCAGCAGCAAATTCAAGTCCAGATCCATATGACGCAAACGCTGGAATTTCAACAGACGGAGGACCAAGAAAACCAGTCATTCCAAAACATATCAAAGTTCCAATTTGTTATGCTGAAGATTTGGTTGGTGACATTCTTGCTAATAGTCGAGAGGAATTATCTAAGGCAACCAATCAAGCACTTGATGGAGTAAATGAATATTTAAAGGATGTTAATGAACAAGTTGCGTCCACTATCGGTTCTGGTGGTGATGGTCAATCTGATACCTCTGGTGGAGATGGATCAACTTCAAGTGATGATATTGGATCAAGTCTTTTAACATCATTGACTGGTGGTCTATCTCAACTTGGAGGTATTCAGAGCAGCTTGACCGGTGCTCTACAATTTGTTAATATATCACAGAAGATATTTGATTATGAATTACCTCCACTAAAATCAGTATCTGATTATTATACATTAGACACTGGTGCAGCAGCTCTACCAGACTCTGTTCTACCCACGGCAAAAGGTATTGCTGATTCTGCTGCGAATGCTATTGCGAATCCAGCTAGACAAGCTGTCAGTATAATACCAGAAGTACCATTTGCTCAAGTACCTAAGAATGCTGCTGATCAACTAACAAAAGAAAGGGATGCGATTGGTGCTGACCTTGACGCAGAATTAGAAAAAGCAAAAGCAGGTAATAGAGATGGTCTTGATGACGCTTTGGACTTCTAATAAATATCAGTATGAATTCTACTCAGGGAAAGAATTAAAATAGCATGGCAGAGTTCAATATATTTGGTTCAGCTACTGAAGACGATATTAGAGTTGCGTATATTGATCCTAAAAAAGGATTGGTAGAGGGAGTTACTCGCTGCCAAGCAAATGACTATGCCAAGTTAAATCCCGGAACTCAATTTATTTTTAGAACTACAAAAAAAAATGGAATAAGTGCTGGAAGAGATGAAATTAGATATTTAAATATTAATGAAGTAAATGACCTAGTTGTATCAGATCTGGGTAACGAACTAGGAGAAAAATCTTGTGAAGAGTATGCCCCGGAAGGAACTCCAGAACTTGTACCTGTAGACTGTGGCGCAGCAAAAGCATATTTCTATGGTGGCGGTGGCATTGGCGTAAAAGGAATACCCATCATTGGTCTTGATGGTGGACTGATGGCAGTTGCCGTCACATCTGGAGGATATGGATATAAGTATCCACCTATTGTTGAAGTTAAAGATGATTGTGGTATTGCAGCAGGTGCAGTTACGAGAGCTGTTCTTGGTGAAACAACATCATCAACAGAAATTTATGATCAAGAAGATGATTTTGAAGAACCTAAAATTTGCCCTCCAGAAGAGACAGAGGCATATGGATCTCTTTATAATGCAAAAGGAAAAGAGGTAGGTGATTGGAATCCAAAAACGTATACAAATCCAGAAGAACCTAAAGATCCAATTCGTAAAGAGATTCTACAATATCAAGAAAGACTTCGTGCAATAAAGACACCATTCTGGAGCACCAGAATGAATCCACCACTTCGTATTATTGGTCCCGGTAAAAATGATAGAACAAAATATGATGTTCAACATCATGCATGGGGTGGTAGACAAAAAACAAAAACAAAAACATCTCCACCTTCAACACCAGAAGAATTTATTGATGTAAAAATGAAAGTGTTCACTCAAGGTGGACATGGTAGAGGAATGTTGTTTAACTTTGCCTCTGAAGATGGAACCCATAAGTTTACAATTAAAGCAGATAATTTTCCTGCAGATAGTACTCAAACAATTACAAAAAAAGTAAAAAGAAATACAGTATATAAAGTTGTTGCCGAGGGTGCTTACAGGGGAGTAGGAGTAGAGCAGGGGTTAGTAAATAAACTTGGCCGAAAACCAAAAGAAATAAAAGCAACAGGTGCTGGCAAAGCTGCATCTGGTAGTACAATTTTTTGTGACTTTGTAAAGTCTAGTAATGATAATGATGATTTACAAGTGCAAGTAACTCAAGGAAAATTTACTGCTAGAAATAGAGACAAAAAAGATAATCATGACACATATGAATTAGAATATTTTCTTGGTGACAGCAGTGCTTTTCAAGCAGAACCAAAGTCAAAAACAAAAACAAAAACAATCATTGATGATACATTTATGAATCGTCATGCAATTTCACCGATTCCACCATCAAATGTTCCCGGTAGTGATTTTGCAGGACAGATGTACATATTTGAATGGGAGGAAAATTTCCCACTCAGTGGTGAGTATATCTTTAGAGCGATGTCTGATAATGACTCTATTGTATATCTTGATAACCGAAAGGTTATGACTACAAGTAGATTTAAAGGTGCTCCTGATAAACTAAAAAAAATTGTTAGTGAGGGAGTACATAAAATTAGAATTGATTTATTTAATGTCCCGCAAGATATTGAAAAAACAATTGTAACTCAACCACCACTTGAAATAAATTCTGCTGACAATTCTGCTGGCAATGAATATGAGATTGTCTATATTGATCTAAATTCTAGAAATGAAAAACTGAAGGTAAGTGATGATCGTAAAAGAATTGACTTTAGCGATGATGATGGTAAATTTAATGATTCAGATTTACAAATTCTAGAAGGTGATGCAGTTTTTTCTAAAGATGGAAAAAAAATTATTGGTGAGGGTGGAGTTAAACTAAAATTTTCTTGGTATGAAGATCCTGCAGGAGGCAATGGTCTTGCGGTAGGAAAAATTAAAATAAGATCAAAAACGCTAGGATCAAATAGAGATTTAAGTCCAGGATATAAAAAGGGACAAGATACTGATGTTATTAATTTAGGAAGAGTTGATAGGTCAACAAGGTTGGCATCAGTTAGTGGTGAAGGAATTAAAGAAAAAACTGTCTTTACTACTGCTAAGTTTATTGATAAGGCAGATAGACCATTATGGAAGACTAATCACACAGCAGCACCTGGTGGTAATTTTGTAGATAGATTTGGCATATCTCCATTTGATATACTTTCTGATGAAGCTTCAAGTGATGACTATGCAGGAACACATACCATTCGTTGGGAAAATTTAAAGTTTCCAATAGACGGAAACTATGGAATTGAAGTTGCTGTAGATGATAACGTTACTTTGAAATTTATTGATCAGACAGGTAATGAAACCATTATTGAAAAGAAAGGATTTACTGGTCCAACTGAAAGAGGTGGAAAAGCAACTGGAGTGTCCACAGTCATCCAAAACTTTAAAGCAGGTAAGTATAGACTCGTAGCAGAGTTATTTCAAAGATCTGGAAAACCTCTTGCTGGTGGCAACCCTATGGTTCTTGCCATTAGGATTAAGACTTTCTTTATCAAAGAAACAGAAATAGTAAAACGATCTTGGAATCAAAATCCAATGGGTGCTGCGCTTACCATTACTGCGCCCCCAGTTCCAAGACCAGAACTTCCAATCCCTAAAGCACCTGGTAGATGTCCTAACAATCCATTCTGGACTACTAGACTTCCTGCAAAAGGTGTACTAGGCAGAGGAGAATATTGGTATCCAGTATTCGTGGCAAAGAGATGGGGTAAATTTATGAATCGTTATGCCATCTCACCATTACCTCCACTTGCTAAAAGAAGCACTGACGGTGGTGGTATTACCTATACTAATACTTGGGACATTGATGTTCCCTATGATGGATATTTTGGTCTAAGAGCAACTGTTGATAATGGTGGACGCATCCTCATTGATGGTCAAGAAGTCATGAGAGGTGGTCTTGGATATGGTCGTGGTGGTATAGAACATTTTAAGAATAACCAACCAAAAATTAAGAAAATTTTTATTGGAAACGGAAAACATGAGATTACTGTAGAACTTCGCAATGAAGATACAGAGGAAAGGCAGAATTATAAACAGAAAATTTTTGATACTAATGAATGGATAGTTAAACCAACTAAAGTAGAACCAAGTCCATGTACTCTTGATATTTCTTATACTGATCTACACCCCAGGAACAAAAAACTAAAAGTTTCTAGTGATAGAAAGAAAATTGACTTTAGTGATGGTGATGGTAAGTTTAATGATGGATACTTAGAAATAACTTCTGGTGATGCAGTATTTTCTAAAGATGGTAGACACATTACCGGAACTGGTGATAGCACGATAAAATTTAGATATGATGATGACCCTAAGACTGATGGTCCTGCTATTGGTGGTGTGACTATCGGCACTGTTAATTTACCTAGACCAAAAAAAGGTCTCTATGTTTCTGCTTTTGAAGCTTACATAAGAGGAAATATTAGTATGATAAGTGATCGTTCTAAAACCGAAATCGTTGGACCTGGATGGAAATCTAATAGTGATCTTTTATATGCACCTGATATGTATCAGGGGCGAGTATATGGTCCCGAAGGTCGGGAAAGGTTAAGAAATTCAGATCCAAATGATTTCAATAGGGTTCTTTTCCCAGGAGACTATATTCCAACTAGTAGATCTAATGGTACTTTTGCTGGTTATGGTGAAAGTTTAACTGGGTTTACTGGAACAAAAGAAGAAGGACAAAAAGGAAGATGGCAGAGCGACGCCGATGATCCTGATCAAGGTTTTGGATTTGTGAGTGGAGGATATTGGCCTGATACTGATGGTGAGGGTACATATGAAAAAAGTGGCACGAAAACAGCAACCATAAACATTTGTGGAGAACGAGATCTTACCGTTAAGTTTAAAGGTGGATTAAACTCTGGTACAACTCAAGATGGTGTGACTTATACAGGACCAAAACTTGCTTCATATAAGAGAGGATTTTTAACTCCTGCATATACTGACGATGCTCAATATCTTGATGAGTTCCAAGGTGAAACATGGAAATTAGAATGGACAGGTGTCAACTTCCCTCAAGACGGTAATTATATTATTAAAATTGAAGCAGATGATATTGCTACACTCAGAATTGATGGACAACAGGTTGGTAGGGCTAGAGTACGTCAAGGACTTAGAGAATTTAATACAAATTTAGTTGCTGGAAAGAAAACAGTTGAAATTGAATTGTTCAATCAAGGTAATATCATCGGACCTTTCTCAACAAATCCAACATTTGTTAGTGCAAAAATTGTCTATAAGGGAAGTAGAGGAACTGGTAAATCCAAGTCATGGGATGATAACCCAATGGGGATTTCTGCTGAACTAATTCCACCACCATGCCCAAAGGAAGTTGGTGGTAAAGGGATTGTTGAAAGAGTTATTGTTGATGATCCTGGAAATGGATTTAACCCACCTGACATAGGAATACCAGTAATCCCACCACCACCAGAGGAAGGAGTTCCTCCCATTGTGCCTATTGCATTGAAATTAATATCTATTGAAATAGACACTCCAGGAATTAATATTGACCTTGATACAGATAAACTTACTGTAGATGATATAGAAGTGCCTTATGAGGTTGATACTTTCGGTAGAATAAAACCTCCAATACCACCAACACCTGCTTCATCAACCGGGGGACCACCACCTCCAGAACCACCAGTACCACCACCAGGTCTACCACCATTTGTAAGAAGACCTGTAATTAGACTTGAAACAGAAACTGGCATTCCACCTACATTTAAACCTCAATTTGAAATTGTTGTTGATCCAGTTGATGTTCCTGAGGAATTATTAATTCAAGTCACCGATCTTCCTGGTATTAAACTTAATGGATATGTTAATGGGCGTGCATATTATGGTTCTGTTTATCTTGATGATGGATTAAAATTTGCTGGTTTATTTGCTTCAGTTGGAGAACCTGTGCGTGTTTATGACACTCTACAGGAGAGCATCGATGCTGAGGTTACTACAATTCCATCTGCAATCCTTAGACAGGGTACAGATATTAGATCTAATGCTCCTAGACTGGATATCCCAGATACTCCAGATGAAATCGTTTAAATAGTCAGGTAAGAAAATAAAGAATGGCAACTCCATCTAATACTAAACTGAATAGGACCGGAGGTGAGGAATCAGGATCAAGAACTGATACCGCTAAGGAAAATTATCATGCTATAAAATTATCCAATCCAGATGGATCAATTGCCTTTAGTCGTATCCATAAAAGGGCAGATGTAACAGCAGCAGTTATGCTGGAGACAGCAGATTCTGAACATGCTTTTTTCTTAGATAAAGACGGACCAAGAAAAGGAACCACAACTTCTATTTCTCCCCAGAGATATTCGGTAGAGTGTGGTAAGACAATGAAGGAAGCAGAAGATGCGATGATGCTCTTCGCACATAATGGAAATATAATTATTAGAGCTCCAAACGGAACAATTCGTATGGAGGCAACAAACATTGAGATGGTCACCAAAGGTAATGATACTACTAGAGGTAATATTAAATTAGATGCTAGTCAAAGCATTTTTCTTGACGCAGATAAAAACTTCGTTGTAAACTGTAAGAACAGTAATATGGTTAGTTCTGGAACTTGTTCTATGGCTGCGAATTCTGCTATGACCATCTATGGGTCAATGATACGTGGTGTCACTGATGCGTGTTCAGTCAAGAATTCTAAGAATAATAACCAAAAAACACAAAAAACATTTAATCAAACAGGATCACCAGTTGAGAGGTAACTATGGAATTTGATGACGTAAGAGTAGGCGGTCAATTTAGAGTTGGTTCTGCTGGTATTTGTCCACCAATTAAAGAGGGTGATAAAAAAATCAACGGATCGATGCACGCAGAAGGTCCTGTTGTTTTTGGTGACCCAGGACAAGAAAAAGAACAACGTGCTACTTTGATTGTCAATAGAACTGACAATGATGACGAAGATTCTCTTAAACCAAAAAAGGTAAAGCGTTCTGTCTGGATCAATGGAAACATGTTTCTCAGTGGAGATGATGGAACACCATATGCTTTAAATCAAGTTGGAAACACCATAATCAACGGCAATAAACAAACACCATATACGTTAAACATCCAAAGCAAAGCAGGAGATGCTATTAATATTAATAATGGAACTGTTTGGATTGATGATAGTGGTGAAGCAATGTTTAAGACTGGAACAGGTGGTCAAACATTGTCCGATCGATTTTCATCAGCAGATGATAGACCAAAACCATTCGATATCAAACACCCATCAAGAGAGGGATATCGTCTTCGCTATGCCTGTGTTGAGGGACCGGAAGTTGGTGTCTATTGCAGAGGTCGTGTAAAGAATGAGAAGGTGATTATTCTACCTAGTTACTGGAAAGATTTTGTTTATATCGACAGCATTTCTGTTCAATTACAACCAATCGGTGCTCATCAGGATGTAATCATCAAACGATGGGATGATGAGAAGATCTATCTTCAGTCTAGAGGTGGTATGCCGATTGATTGTTTCTATCATGTGTATGCCGAAAGAAATGACATCAACCCCCTGATTACTGAATATCAGGGTGAGTCACATAGGGACTATCCTGATCCAAATCATCATATCATCCCAGACAACGAAAGAAACTACAAAGACCCTGAATACGCAACGGAGCAGAATATCAGAACGAAGTGAGAAAACTTATTTTTGTTGAAGAAAATTTTATCAATGAGGAAGAATGTCAAAAGTTCATAAAACTATCTAAAGAAAACCAAAATCCCATGCCATATGGTGATGATAGTCGTGGTGGAGACACATATTTGACCACAGTGGAATGGAAAAATCAAGGTGCTCAGTATTATGGAGGTGATGTTGATACTGTTGTTCCATCTAATGACTCTGTTATTGCAAGAGTTAATCAACTATGTAAGTCATTTGATAGTGAGACAGAACTGGATTATGTGGGTGTGGTTCGTTGGCCCATCGGAACATTCATGAAACCACATGTGGATGATAATAATAACCACAACCCTGATGTATTTGCTGCGATGTTATATTTGAATGATGATTTTGTAGGAGGTCATACTCTCTTTGAACAATATGATATCAAACCACAAGTTGGAAAACTAATTGTATTTTCTAATTCTCAACTCCTTCACTATGTTAGCAAGGTAGAGGACAGTGAAAGATTTGTCCTATCCTTCTGGTATAAACGCTTGACACCACCCACCAAATGACCTATGATATGCAGGTAATCAAACAAATCCAATGCAAGACGATTATTTGACCCGCTGCGTCGTTGATCCAGTTGCCCGTAAGTTCTACCTGTATTCAGAGCAAGGAGATGAGCGTGTTGTAGATTGTGAAACCATCGAACAGTTCATGTCCGTGCTTGAGTTGGTGCGTGACAAGTGTGATGATGATACGCTAGCGTATGCTAACCCTCTCTGAGGGAAAATCGACTTTTGTTTCCAAAAAAGTCGGAAAAAAAATCCCGGCAAAAATCGCCCTATTACCTTTTTTATGATAGTTCATCCACCGTCTCTTTATAAAGAAATCCTAGAGTGTTACGACTATGAGACCAGAAACCCGACAATCTATGGAAATGTTATTCGCAGCGAAATGGAATTTACCAAAAGCAGCGAAAAATTGCGGACTAACTCTCAAAGAGATGAAGATAACGTTTAACGAATACTGTGCTTTTCATCCTCCTACTTGGGAGTCGAATGATTGAGGGAGCGTGGCGGAATTGGTAGACGCACCAGACTTAAAATCTGTTGAGAATTAATCTCGTGGGGGTTCAAGTCCCCCCGCTCCTATCCCCTAAATATGCTTAGGGTATGCGGTAATCCCCATGAAATACCGAATAGACACGAAGTATTGTTGGTACAAACGCACAGATCGAAAAGAGATTGTGCTGATGTATTTCATACAAAACGTTCCTTTTACGTTTGATGATCTTCCTGACTATGCTAGTCATGATGCAGAACTTGTGGAATTGGCAAATAGCACTAAAATGTGGGAGGTTGAAGATCTTTATAAATTATCTGGTTATCTAGTTTCGGAACAATGCCATCCAATACTATTTGAGTTAGAATTAGAGAATCCTGAACTTTTGCCTGTTGATTAAATGGTCATAAATCTTTGGTATAACAAAAAAATGGAGGAGTGGCGTTGGTCACTTACCGAAACCACTGTAATGGCACAACATACTGGTGGTCAGAAAGAACTTCGTGATGCTATGAATGATGTTGCAAACACCGTGGAATATATACTTGACAATGAACTAAAAGAGAACTAATATAGGATAGTGTGAAGGAAGTGCTTGAAGGGTGACCCTATATAGGGTTGCCCTTTTTTCTATTGATAAATAATCCATAACAGAACTTATAGTGTAATAAGATGGGTCTTTCCAGATTAGATAATTTTCTGAAATCAACTCGTGGAACCATACTTTATGTAAATCCTAACGATATTGATGCGACTGATAGTATCGAAAACCAGGGTAATTCTCTGACCCGTCCCTTTAAGACGATTCAGCGTGCATTACTGGAGGCTGCTAGGTTTTCCTATCAAAGAGGACTTAACAATGATAGGTTTGCTCAAACCACTATTCAGGTGTATCCAGGTGAGCATGTAGTTGATAACCGCCCTGGTTTCATCCCCGATGGAACAAATAACTATAGATTGCGAAATGGAACGACATCTGATAACTTACCTGCTTTTGACCTAAGCACTAATCTTGACCTAGTATCTGCAGATAATAATCTTTTTAAACTTAACAGTATCCATGGTGGTGTAATCATCCCTAGAGGAACATCACTGGTTGGTGTGGATGTTCGTAAAACCAAGATTCGTCCAAAATATGTCCCAAATCCAACAAATGACAATATTGAAAGATCTGCAATTTTCCGCGTAACTGGTGGTTGCTACTTCGGTCAGTTTAGTATCTTTGATGCAGATCCAAATGGTGTTGTGTACTCAGATTACACTTCAAACACCTCTGTTCCTAACTTCTCCCACCATAAACTAACTGTATTTGAATATGCAGATGGTGCGAATAATGTAACTATCAATGATGCTTTCCAAACTTTCTCTGCAGACAGAACTGATCTGCAAATGTATTATGAGAAAGTTAGTTTAGTATATGGATCGTCTTCTGGCCGTGCTATCGAACCAGATTATCCATCTTCTTCTTTGGACATCGAACCAAAAATCGACGAATTCCGTATTGTTGGTTCTACCGGAGAATCTATTGGTATTTCTAGTATCAAGGCAGGAGACGGAACTACCTCTAGCACCATTCCGTATTTCTGGTATTACCGCATCAGGATATAATGGTCAACATGTTGTTAATGAAAAACTAAGTAATACACAGATTTTATATAAAGTTCAGTCTGCTCCTACTTCAGCATTACCTTCTGCAACCGGTGCAACTCTCGCATTGGTATCTGATACGGTTACATCTGCATCGCCATATATCTTTAACTGCTCTCTGCGTTCTGTATATGGCATGTGTGGTATGCATGCCGATGGATCAAAAGCAGATGGATTTAAATCCATGGTTGTTGCACAATATACTGGTATTGGTCTACAGAAGGACGACAATGCTTTTGTTAAGTATAACACCACCACTGGAGCATGGGAAGATAGTTCAGTTGCTGGTAATGAAGCAATCAGCACAGATTCAAGAGCAGTTTATAAACCCACATATGAAAACTTCCATATCAAAGTAAGCAATAAAGCAGTTATTCAGGCAGTTTCAATCTTTGCTATTGGATATGCTGAGCAGTTTCTTACCGAGAGTGGTTCTGATATTGCAATCACCAACTCTAACTCCAACTTTGGTTCTAGAGCACTGGTTGCAAAAGGATTTAGAAATGATGCTTTCTCTCAAGATGATGTTGGATATATTACACATATCATTCCACCAAAAGAAGTCCCTCTTACAGAGACTGCTATTGAATTCCAATCGATTGATGTCAACAAAACACAAGCATTAACTGGTGTTGGATCAACTGGTCATTTGTTCTTGTTTGGACAGACAAATGCTGATGTAAAACCAGAGACAGTCGTCCAAGGATATCGTGTTGGTGCTAGAACCAACGATACTTTGAGAGTTCTTGTATCATATAGTGGAACAACAACTGAGTATTCGGCAAGAATTACAATGCCAGACTCAGATTTGAGTTCTGAAAAACCATTTACAGTTAATCGAAGTATAACTGGTATTAACAGTGTAGGTTCTTATAGTTCCGGTGGTGGATCTAATGTTATTACATTAACTGCCCCACATAGTTTCTTAAATGGAGAATCAGTTCGTGTCTTAAGTGATAATGGTCATCTTCCCGATGGTGTTACACCAAATACAGTATATTTTGCGATTACTGAGGGAACTGGTATTTCCACCAATACTGATATTAAGATTGCAAAAACACTTACTGACGCTCAGAATAATAATCCAGTCACCATCAATGAAAAGGGTGGTCTTTTAAAGGTTGTATCTAGAGTATCTGATAAAGTAGCTGGTGATTTAGGACACCCTGTTCAGTACGACAGCACAAATGGTCAATGGTATATTAATGTTTCTGCAGCATCTACAGAAAATAATATCTACTCCAGTATTGTAGGTCTTGGATCTACTGGACTTGGAGAAGCAACTCCTAGATCTTTTGTTAATAGAAAATCTGACAGAAGAAATGCCTCTGATACTCTGTATCGCGCAAGATATGTTATTCCATCCTCTGCTGGTGGTGCAGTTGCAAGACCACCCACAGATGGATTTATCATTCAAGAGTCTAACACAGGCATCGGAGCAACGGATGCTGAGGTTCAGACATACTTTGGCAGTGGGTCCATTACCAATGTAAATCAACAGAGAAACTTCCGTTTCATCTCTGATGCATCTTGGGATGGAACAAATGTAAAGGTCTCTACAGAACTACCTCATAATCTAACAGCAGGATCTGAAGTAGAACTGGTTAACATTAAGAGTTCTGAAAACACCACTGGTGCTGCAGGAACTGGTTTTAACAGAAACTATCAAGTCATTGGTATTAGTAGTGCTAAGTCATTCACTGTTGGTCTGACTACTAATCCTGGAACATTCTCTAGTGATACATCATCTAGAAACACATCTCTCCCATTCTTCAAGAGAAAGAGACTGAATAATACTTTCTACATTTATAATCACTCTGAAGTTCAACCATATGTTGCTGGAGAGCAAGATGGTATTTACTATCTTACTCTGCTTAACTCAAGTAACTCTCCAACCATTTCACCGTTTACTGGTGAAAAGTTCTCTCAACCTGTTAAGGAACTATTCCCACAAACAAATAGAGATAATCCAGTCGGTGACCCTGCGGCAACCAAGTGTTTTGCATCTCCACAATTAATTGGTGATGTTGTTGTTGATGATGTAAGAAATAGCGTCACCAAAGAGACGGTTGATAAGTATTTCCGTGACACTGATGTTGGTATTGGTATTACTAACATTGCTTCCACTGGTTTAGCGCACACTATTACTACAGTTCATGATCATGGTCTGAACCGTGTAACTTCAGTTTCCATCGTTTCTGGTGGTGCTGGTTATGGATCTGGTTCTGCTGGCGATCTTTACAACGCAAGACTGGTTGCTATCGGTAGTTCCACTCCAGGTCTTCATGCTACGGCAAAAATTACATTTAATTCTAGTGGTACAATCACTGCCGTCAAGATCATGGATGGTGGTTCTGCTTATGGTATCGGTAACACGATGGCAGTTGTTGGTGTTGAGACAACAACTGGATACTCTCAAGCAGTTGTTCAAGTATCATCTATCTATGATAATATTGGTGATTCTATTCGTGTTATTGGTGTCAACTCCGAATCACTTCAAACATATAATGACCTCTATAGAATTACTGATGTTGCGATAGGTGCTGCTACTAGCGTAACAGTTGCTGCTGCGACTACAATCACTGGTATTTCTACAACGGGTATTGGTGCAACTAATTCTACTGGTGCTTACTTCTATCTAACTGGTGAAGCACTTCGCATCTCCACTCTTACCTATAATAATAGTGGTGGTATTGCTACAGTCACGACTTCCAACCGCCATGGACTGAAAGTCAATAGTAAGGTCAGATTTACTGGCTCAGATCAAGCACTTTACAATGGTGACTTCATTGTTAAAGAGAATCTCAGTCTGACTTCATTCTCAGTCAATGTTGGAACTGGAACCACAGCACCAACAATGTCTGGCACAATGTTCGGTTATCGTGAGGGTTATTCCTCCACCGATGGTGCTTTAACTATTGATGATGAGAGTCTGAATGGAAGAATGATTCCTTCCTATGCTGGTATTACCACAACTCTTGCTGCGAACGTTGATAACGCAACTACAGCAAATGTCAGTTTGACTGATCTGTCCTCACTGGACGTTGAGATTGGTGATTATCTGATGGTTGATGATGAGTTGGTTCGTGTTAAGACAACCAACACTGGAACTAACCCACTGTCCGTATTCCGTGGAGTTCTTGGAACTAAGGCAACATCACATGATATCAACTCTGTAGTCAGAAGCGTAAGAGTTGATCCTGTTGAGTTGAGAAGACACTCAATCAACAGAGCATCTGGACATACATTTGAATATGTTGGATTTGGTCCCGGTAACTACTCAACTGCTTTACCACAAAAGCAGAATCGTGCGATTTCTGGTAAAGAAGAAATTCTTTCACAATCTACCAAGCAAGATGGTGGTGTGAACTTCTTCACTGGAATGAACGATAAGGGTATTTCGTTCTCTGGTAACAGAAAACTCAGTACACTGACCGGTGTAGAGGAGATCTTTGATACCCCAGTCCGCACTGTTACTGGTGAGGACATTGGTAATGACTCTTCCATCAATATCGTTAGTCCACTAGAGGGTAGATTCTCTCGCTCCATTATTGTTGAGGGTGGATCTGATAATAAGGCAACATCTGAATTCAATGGTCCTGTAATCTTCAATGAGAAAGTCACCTCACTCTCTACTAAGGGTGTTGAGATGGACTCTCTGTTCCTGCAGGGTGGTGCCACAGTTTCTAGAAAATACACCGTTGGAATTTCTACTCCAACCACAGCAGGTAACCCTGGAGACATTGTATTCCAGGCGAGACCTACTAAGGGTGGTAACTCTGGTTGGATTTATACCACTGATAACGATTGGTATCGTTTCGGTACAATCAGTTTGTCTCTCTTTGAGCAAGGTCTTGTTGGTCTATTTGATAGTGTTGGTATTGGAACCACATCACCAAACCCAGATGGTGGAACTAAAACAAAACTCTTAGTGGGATCTGGAACTACACAGTTCTCAGTAGATGATATTGGTGTTGGTATTGGAACCACTGCTAATGCCTACAAACTTCATATTATTGGTAATCAAAATGTTGTTGGGTATGTTACAGCATCCTTCTTTGTCGGTGATGGTTCAGGTCTAACAAACATTAACGCATCTAACACTGGTTGGACACAAATAAGTGGTGGTATCTATGATACTGCGCTCGGTGTGGTTGGTGTCGGAACATCTGTTCCTAAGTATAACCTTGAGGTTGGTTTGGTTGGAATGGGTTCAACCGCATTCCAAGTTAATGGAGACTCTAGATTTATTGGTCTTACAACCACTGCAAATGTATTTGTTGGTGGTGCTCTGACTGCACTGAACTCCTATAATATTGAAAATGTCTCTTCGGGTGTCATTCGCGCATCCTCTGTTGGAATTGGAACCACAAATCCAGTACAGTCCTTCCAGGTTGGAAGTGGAACTACAACTCTACTTACAGTCACTGGTATTGGCTCGGTCGGTATCGGAACCACATCACCAACTGTTGATCTGCAGGTTGATGGACATTCGCAGTTCAAAACTTACTCTGAGACTGTCGGTGTTGCTACTGTTGTATCTGGTGTTGTTACTATTGACTTGTCTAACGCACAATCGTTTATCTG